AGGGGGCCTTCAATCTCGGCGATGAAATGGTCGCCCTGGCGCACCAGCCGCGCGATCACCCCGCGCCAGAGCAGGACCTCTAGGTCTGGTGCCGTCCAGTCCACCCGGCGCTGCTCCACACGCGCTTCATCATAGAGCCCGGCGGCAATATCAGCCTCCGTGATGGCATCGCTATCCAGCGCCCCTTCGGCAGCGAGGGAGCCCGGCGCGAAGCCGAGACCGCTATGGGCCACCCCTCCGCTCCAACCGCTAGCCACGCGGCACAGGACACCCGCCACGGTCAGGTCCTGATCATGGTCGGTAAAGCCCAGCTTGACGCCGTCCTTGCGGGTCAAGATCCAGACGTGACAAAGGCAGGCTGCGCCGCTTTCAATGCGGCTGGCCAACTCATCCGGGACCGCGCGCATCCTAAAGCCTCACCTCGATCAGGGGCGCGGCGACCATCCGTCCGGCCTCAAACCCTTCTAACGTCACGTCCAGCCGATCTGTGTCGAAGCGCACGGGCGTGTCGAAGGCAAAGCCTGCAGTCACGGCGGCCCCGATGGCTGGCGCGGAGGACAGGGTCACGGCCCCGGTCAGGGCGTCGAGACTAAAGGCCGACCCGTTCAATTCGCCGCCCGCCACCGCCACCCGCAAGGTGCCCACGACGGGCTTGGTCAGGGTACGCACATAGGCCTCCGCGCCGGTCCCATAGCGCTTGATCAGGACAAAGCGGGTGGTCGCGCCGTCGCCCACACCCAAGTTCTGATCGGTCGGCGCGGGGGTCTGGGACGGGGCGCAGGACTTCCAGTCGGCAAAGTCCTTGAACCGAAAGCCATGAAGCCGCCCGCGCCGTGCCTCAAAGAAGGCGGTCAGGGCCGCGACATCATCCAGCGACCTGATCCCCGCCCCGACCAGATAGCGGCGCCGACCATGGGCCCAGGGCGTCGAGCGGCGCTCAAAGCCAGAGGCCAAGGTCACCACCTCGGTGCGCCGCTCCACCCCGCCGCTGGAACCAAAGGCCAGGCGGGCGGGCAATCTGACATCATGAAAGGCCATGGTGTGCGGCTCCTAAAGTTTGCGCGCGCCGAGCGAGACCGCCCGCGCCAAGGCCTGAGCCAACTGTGCGTCAGAGCGCAAAAGCCCGCCGTCGGAGGGGCTCACGGCAATATTAACGGTCATGCCACCGCCTGCGGTTGGCCCCTCGATCTGACCATTCGTCTGTGGACGGAATATTTCTGGGCCGCGCTCACCGACCAGATAGGATCCGCCCGCCGTCACCGGTCCGCCATCGGCGCGCGCGCCCGCAAAGGTCTGGGTCAAGACCTTGGACAGGATGTCGCCGAGCCCCGAACCGCCGCCCTTGCCACCTGGGCCGCCTGCGCCGATCCCCGCAGCCCCATTGACCGCATCGAGCACCCCACGGGCCAGTTCTTGCAGACTGATCCGTCCATCGGCCGCGGCGCGGGTGAGGCTTTGGGCGAGGCTGCTCCCGGCGCGGGAAAAGGCCTCGTCGATAGACTTGGCCGCGCTTTGGGCCGGACCCTTGAGGGACTCCAGCGCCGCTGCGGCCTCTGCAGCTTGAGACATCAGGCCGCCAAGGCCGTTGGCGTCGGGAAAGGCTGAAGGTGTGCTCATGCTCATTGATCCGGATAGAGGGCGAGGAGGGCCTCAAGTTCAGGGCGACTCAAAGGGACGTCCTGCGGCGGCGCAGCGGTCAGGGCGCGCCATTCGGCCAAGGACAGCCGCCAAAACTCATCGGGTGAAAGGCCAAGGCGAAGAACGCCAAGACGCAAAAGATCCGGCCAAGGGCTCACGCTTCGCCCGCCGCCATAAAGGCTGCCGCGACCGCGAGCGCCGCTTCCCGAAAATCGACGGGAAGGGTGGTCAGCTCTGCCGCCGCCTGATCCTCGCCACCCCCGCGCAGGAGCGCCGCGAGGACCAGCAGCATATCCTTGGCCGACAGGGTGCGTAGACGCTCGGACAGGGCCTCCCAGCCCTCTAGGCCAAAGGCGGTTTCCAGCTCGGCCAAGGCCCCGAGGGTCAGGCACAGACGCCGGCCAATGCCGCCAATCGGCTGGATCACCTGGCCTCGCGCCCGGTTCGCAACGAGCCCGCCCATCACGACAGGGCCGTGAAGGTGACAGGACCGGCCGAGGCCAGCGACAGGGCAAAGGTGACCTCGCCCTCATGGTCTCCGGCATAGTCCAGACTGGCGATCAGGAACGGCCCTTTGAGGGTGCCGAAATCGGGGATGATCAACTGCCAATTGCGAGCATCCTGCGCAAAGAAGGCGTCGCGCACGAGGGCATCGGCGGTACTGTCGCGAAAAACCCCCGACCCGCTGACGGCCACGGACCTGACCCCTGCGCCTGCCAGCAATTCGCGCCAACGTCCGGCGCTGTCGGAGTCGGTCGCATCCACCGACTTGGCATTGAGCGACAGGGTGCGCGCCCGAAGGCCCGCCACGGAAGTGAAGCTCTCCGTCTGGGCGCCATCGCCGATCTTGAGGAGGATATCCTTGCCTTTTTGCGCCGCCATGGGGGGCTCCTTTAGGATGTGGGATTGAGAGGTTCGGTGACGGCCCGAAGGCGCAGGACGCCGTAGGTCGAGCGCCAATCAGCCGCCTTGAAAAGGTCGGCATAGGTGACGCGCAGATTGATCAGGCGATGGCCGTCGAGACTGAGAGCGGCCCCGTGCAGGCTGAGCCGCACCAGCGCCATCACCGCCTTGGCCTCCTCCGAGCCGCCAAAGACGGACACGACCGTCAGGCTCAGAACATGCTCCAGCCCCTCGCCATCGAGCCCGCCCCAGGGCCGGGTCTCGCTGCGGCCCAAGCTGACATATGGATAGGCCAGATCGGCGGGCGGCTCGTCATAGACCCTCGGCGGGTTGCCGAGCATAAGCGCCAGATCGACATTCGCCTTGAGCTGTGTAAGCAGCGCCTGTTGCAGGGCCCGTTCGGGATCAAGGCTCATATCGCGTCACTTTCAAGATCAAGGACCATCAGGCCGGGCTCAGGCTGACCGCGATCCAGAGCGGTGATCCGCCAGTGACGCGGGCCAATCGACAGACGCTGACCGACGGCGGCGATAGCCATGTTGCGCGCCTGCGCCCTGACCTGCTCGCGCCGCTGCGGCGGCTGATTGGGGCTGTTGATCAGGCTGGAGCTGATCGGCGACAGGCTGACCCAAAGGCTGGCGAGGGAGGTCCAATTGCGCGCCTGCCCGCCGAAAGCGGTTTGGGTCTCAGTGACCGCATAAAGGGTCGCAAGGACGCGGCGGGACGCGATCACAGCCGCACCCGCCGAAAGGGCGCGAGCCAAGGCTCGATGAGCGCCAAGGGCAGGTCTGCCGCTTCCCGATGTTCAAAACTGTGGGTCACCAGAGCCAAGACCGCTTGGCGCAGAGGTTCAGGCACAGTGTCCGCCCGATCGCCAAAGCCGCAGCGGTAGGTGATCTCAAGGCCACTGACGGGCTGGGCGGACTGGGGCAGGCCTGCGCCAAGGGGGACGATCAGTCCGGGACGACTATCAAGGCGTGAGCGGTAGAGGGACGGGTCAAGCGTCTCGAGGGTCCCGTTCGCGTTCACAATCTTGACCGCGTCGACACCGAGCAGCGGGCCCCTTTGCAGGCGGATATAGCCATTGAGGGTCAGGCTATCGCTCCAAAGATCGAGGGTTTCGCGATAGGTGGTGGTGATCAGGCTCAAGCCCAGCGCCGCCTCGATCCGCTGGCGCGAAGCGCGGATCAGCCGCCCGATCAGGCCATCTTCGGCAACGTCCGTCACGCGAAGGACCGCCTTGGCCTCATCCAGCGTTACAGGCTCGGCCACAGGGGGCACGAGGACTTGAAGGGTCATGGGAAGGGTCCCTGTCAAAGGATCAAAGAGGTCTTCGCACCCGGCCCAAACCGGGCGCGAAGACAGTTGGGGGAGGCAAGGAATTTAGGAGGCGGCGAACTTTAAGAGCTTGATGGCATCGAAGTTCTGCACCCCACCACCGACGCGCTTGGTGGTGTAGAACAGGACATTGGGCTTGGACGAATAGGGGTCGCGCAGGACCCGAATGCCAGCCCGATCTACGATCAGATAGCCGCGCTGGAAGTCTCCAAAGGCGACGGAATAGCTGTTCGACGCCATGTCGGGCATGGTCTCAATCTCGGCCACGGGATAGCCAAGCAGGGTCGCAGAAGCGCCCGGCTGCAGCGCCGCGTTCCAGATATAGTTGCCCGTCGAGTCCTTGAACTTGCGAACGGCTGAAACCGTCTTACGGTTCATCATGAACCGGCCATTGGGTCGAAACTGGACCTTTGGCGCATAGACCAGATCGATCAACTTGTCGGTTGGGTTGGTCGCAGGGAAGTTCCCGCTCAAACCGGTGGCCAGATAGCCAAGCTTGTTCCACTCATGAGACGACTCAGCGACGATGGAATGGTTCAGCAGCCCCTTGGGCTGGTTGGTACCCGTGCCATTGATGAAGGCCGTGGTTTCTTGAGCGGCGAAGGCATCTTCCACCTCAGCCGCCAACCACTCGTCCATATTGACCATGGCGTCATCAAGCAGGGCCTGAGTTGCCGCAGGCGAGGCATAGAGATCGCTCGCCGGGAAATCGAGAACCTCCAAGGTTGGGGCTGCCGTTTCCGCACGGGTTGCCGTCTCACCAACCCAACTGGCCGTAACGCCAGCGGTGGAAACAGGCTTGCGATAGACCGATCCACCGATGGTCTGGACCTGACAGATATCGCGCATGGGGCTGCCAATGGCCAAACGGCGCAGGATTTGCTGTTCCAACTCCGGCGGAGCGAGATATCCGCCGACCGTTCCTGTGCCGGACGCGGTGCTCTCCGCAATCGCCTTGGCTTCGATCAAGGACGCCGCGACCGCGCCGGACTTCACATAGCCATCCCAAGCCGCCTTACGCTCGTCGGGCTCAGCCAATCGGGGACTGTCACCGAGGGACGGACGACGCAGGGCCGCAGAGGCCCGATCAAACCGGCCTTGAGCGGCGGTCAGGCTCGCATCAATCCGCGCGAGCTGTTCCTCAAGTAAGATATCCGCGCGCTTGGTCTCGATGGCGCTGAGCCGCTGATCGTTGCTGGCCTTATAGGCTTCAAAGGTCGCCAACACCTCATGCAGGGCGGCGCGGGTTTCAGGTGAATGGGCCACCTGCTTGTTCTCTTGGGTCATGGTCACTCCAGGGTTTGAGAAGGCGAACGACAGGGGGGCTAGGCCGCCTGCGGGTGAAGGGTTTGGAACTGGCTGATCCGGGCCTTTGGCAGCATGGGGAAGGTCACGATCGACACCTCCCAAAGCTCGACCTCGGTGAGCACCCGCAGCCGTCCGCTCTCATCGGCGCGGGCCTTAAGGGTGCGAAAGCCAATGGACAGGCCGTCCAGCGCACCGGCACGCACCAGGGCCGCGCAAAGCCGCGCCTCAGGCGTCAGGCCTAAGATCCGGCCCCGGACGAACAGGCCGCGATGGTCTTCTTTGACGAGGTCCCAAACCCCAATCGGCGCGCGGCTGTCGTGCTGGTGCAGCATCCGCAGGCCCTCAGGCCCGGTCCGGCGCAAGGACGCGGCAAAGGCTCCTGCGGCGGTGACGTCATCATTCAGATCGCCT